TAGACACGGACTAAAATCCATGACGGTATATATGTATTTCACCACCAGGATACTTGCGGAATTTCCCGATCCTTACCCTTTCTTTAAAGTTGATTTAAGAAAAGGTGAGAAGACCTGCTTTTTCACAATGCAGGATGAGTCCTTTTGCTACGAACATTCTGTAGCTACATGGACTGCATGGCATGATACAACTTTAATTAGAGGTGAAGATTTTTGTATCACAATTGAGGTCGTCAGACAATTCGGCCCTTTACGCGTCATTAAATTACAAAGAGTTGCCAACGAACTAATACGGAGCAACCTGACGCGTGTAATTCCTCTACCCCGATATTTTCCAAATATGATGTGCGTTCCTGACATTTTTTGGAGCATGAAATGCAAGTTTCTACCTACTCAACTCGAGTGTCGCCATTTTTTGGTGCCTGAGAATGTTGTTCTAGCACTTATGGCTTACGCCAATAGAGCTGGTGATAACGGATATCAGTTTCACGAGTTAGCAGCATATGCATCGGGCTTACGTCGCAGGATTCAAATCGGCACCACCACATTCCAAGATCCTTGGTATTGTGGACCAGAAGAATACAACCGTGTTATTTATTCTCTTTTCGTCCTTGGAGCAATTGCTCGGACTGATAGAACTAAAGGGATTAAAGATGCTTTTCAATATTTAAAGCAACACATGGGGGAAGGTTTCTTCGCCAATCTCGGGCATGAAATTAGCAGACAAGTAGCTTCTTTCTTTGACGGCATTTTTCATAACCGTCCCAACCCGGAGATTGAACTCGCCGGAAAGCGTCTTTGGGAATACCATTCATTACCTTTAAGAGATCTTTACACCAATACAGTTTATAGGACTAATTTTATTAACCATTACAAAATTCCGGTTATGCCAGTTCCTGTTCAAAAGTATGATCTAAATAAAGATGTTGAAATGGATATTATTCACCCTTCGACTGTGTGTTTACCTCATAAGATTGGTACCGCAGTCGATAAATCTAAAATTGTCGAACTTAAAGTTAATGACATTCCAATAGTCGTTAACCCACCGATTGTGGATCCACCAACTGGAACACCTATAGTTGACGACCCTATTGTCAACCCACCAGTTGTTAAAAATGATCCACCAGTAGCCGAACCCGTCGCTGATCCAGTAGTAGTTGACAACATCCCATGTCAGATGGAAGGATTTGCAAATCCTTTAGCCGACCTTGATGAGGAAATTGTTGAGCCTAATACTACCTATTCACTAAATAGATTCAAGCTTAACATTAATACCGATCCTGATGACATAGATATTCTTAGCCAAATTTCCTCCGATTATGATTTCACTCTACTCAAAACCATGGAGGAAATGAACAATAAGAATAAAAATGACAGCAAGAGTATCTTTTCTTTTTCTATGGATGAATACCAATCACCAGACGAGCCATTACCTAGTTTAATTTTCACCAATTCAGGTCACAAAATGGCGGGACTTTTAGATGAACCCGCAGCTGGAATTGAAAAAGTTGAACAACCTTCACCAGTAGTTGTGCCTCCCATGTCTCTCGTCTTTGACGAGCCTAAGAATATCGAGAAGAGGATTAAAAGACCGTCGGAGTGCGGGTATGACACTGGTCTTGATCTCGAAATCCGTGACTCGCGAGGCCCTTTACCAACAAAGTTCTCGGGAGGTCACTGCATAATGAGTTCTTTATATCGATTAGTCATATCTATGGGTGTCATTGACAACGACACAACCGAAGCTTTGTGGATACAAGAGGTATACACATTACTTTGTGATGATAGGTTACACACTATGTATGAAATAGAAGAATACATTTACGAAGGAAAATGGGAAGGAAACGACATCTGTTCTAGCGTAGCAAATCAAGTTGCTAACAAATTCCGACTTTTTGTCTCTATTGAAGAGGTAAAACCTAAAGCTAAGTCTGAATTTCATTACGTGGGACCAGTTAACGGCCATAAATGTAGACTCATCCATCGAGGCAATCATTTTATGCCTGTTATACCGAGAGGAGGTGCCGTTGAAAAATTTGATGGTATTTTAGATCAATTTTCATGGTTAAACATCAAAGTTTTAGATGTTTCAGCCGCCCCGGGTTACCTTACCCAAAAACTTCGCAGTCGAGGAGCGACAGTTTTTGCAGGTCATTATAAACCAGGATCTCGTATGACTCAAACCCTAGGAAATAGGCATAACGAGAATTATTTTGAGTACAATCACCACAACCAATTGTACGAACATGTCAAAAATCGAAAATTTGACGTCCTGATTAATGACGCTGCCAGAGAAGTCAACTCTGAAGATATTATTGACGAGATAAATGCTAAATTCTATAAGTTGTTGAATCCAGGAGGTATGTTATTATCTAAATCTTTCGGCAACCCACACGAACTATGGAGTCTAGCTTATCAGTTTCATGAAATTGAAATGATATATGTCAGCGAAACGTGCAGTGAACGTTATTTCGCATTACGAGGTTATAAAATCGGTTTACACATGGGCACTGTAAGACCAATTGACCATTTCCACCGTATTTATGATCGTAAAGGATGGAATCGACTTATCACTACACACACCCTGCCACATTGTGATAATAATCGTTTTGCTAATGAGTATTTTCGTGACGCTACTGTCCGCGATTTCAAACCTAAAGATATAGTTAATTTTGTCCCAGGCACTTCATTTTCTGTTAATTGCGTGACAGGCTTCGCCAGCGCCAGTAAGACCACCAACGCCCTTAAACAGTACAAAAATGCAGTTATGATCGCTCCGTCCAAAACATTGACTAGGCGACACCAAGCCATGGGCATTCCTTCATATACACCACATGTTTTCTTCAGCCATAAACATAAAGGAATTAAAACTATCATTATCGACGAGGCTTTTCAATTTCCTGTTGAATACGTATCCCTATTATACCAATGTTATTCTGACAAAGAAATTGTGTTACTTGGTGATGTTGAACAAACTCCTATGGTTAATTATATATCTATGAAAACGACTGACTTACTTAGTTGCGGTATTAAAAATAGCAATATCGACGTTTATAAGATACCACAGGATGTCACTGAGTCGCTTAATCGCAAACACGGATTTAATATCCGCACTCATTCTGAAGTCGAACAAGGTTGGGTTATTTGCAAAGATGCGATTGCTAAATTCGCCAAATCGACCATAAATGTTATTTGTTTTAATAGCGATTCAGCTAAAAGTCTGCGAGATCAGGGAATAAATGCGAGCACAATTACAACTTACACAGGCT